TCGGTGAACATATGCGCGGCCAGCCGGACGACGCCCTGCCGCAACCCTTCGGGCAGGCCGTCCCACTCCTCGGCCATGCCCGCCACCAGCGGAACCTCGACCCGCCCGGCGCTGCCCGGCGCGCTCACCCGCACCCAGCCGTCGCCATGCGCGTCGATGTCGATCGCATGGCTCCCCACCGGCAGGGTAAATACAGACCCCTCCGCCGGAATGCCCCGCAGCGCCCCGATGCTGCGCACCGGCGTTACCGGCAAGCGCGCCCAGCGTTCCGCAACGGGCATGGTCGCCACCCCGGCCCGCTCCAGCGTCACCTGCCCCGTAAACGCCTCCGCATGCGCCAATGCCGCGCGCAGCAATTGCTCCGTCAGCGCATCCTCGCCATTGCTGTCGATGCGCAGATACGCCTTCACCTGCGCCACCGCGCCCACCAGCGCAGCGGCGTCAGGCGCCTCCATGACCACCGTCATTGGCGCCCCCTTCATCATGGAATTATCGTGGGATGAACATCGGGTGGGCCAATCCCGCCACACCCACCTCCGTTCGCCCTGAGTAGGGGCTGAGCGAAGTCGAAGCGCATTGGGTCGGATCGTCCCCCGGACGATCCTGAAACATCCGGGGGATGTTTCACCCTATGCGGTATCGAAGGGTAAGCGCCAAGCTCACATCCTTCGATACGCCATTTCGACTTCGCTCAATGGCTACTCAGGACGAACGGGTTTATGTCAGTTTACGAAGCGGCGAACTTCATCAGCTTGATCGCCTCCGAATTGGCGACCGCCCCGCCGATCCGCTTCACCGCATAGAAATGCACGAAGGGCTTGTTGCTGAACGGATCGCGCAGGATGCTGGTCTCGCTGCGTTCCGCGATCACATAGCCGTGCGCGAAATTGCCGAAGGCGATGGACAGGCTGTCCGCCGCCACGTCCGGCATGTCCTCCGCCTCGACCACCGGGTATCCGAGCAGCGTCGCGGGCTGCCCGGCGGCAAGCGAAGGCTGCCACAGGAACGCGCCGTCGCTCGTCTTGAACTTGCGGATGCGCGCCAGCGTCGCGCTGTTCATCACGAAACTCGCCCCCTGCCGGTACGGCGCGCGCAGCGCCTGCACCAGGTCGATCAGCCGGTCCTGCGGATTGCTCGCCGCAAAGCCTCCGGAAGCGCCCGACGCCACATATTGCAGCGACCCGAACGCCCGCACCCCGTCCGCCTCATTGGTGGTGGTGTAGGTCAGGAAGCCCTTGGGCTTGTTCGTGCCGTTACCGCTGACGAAAGCCGCGCCCTCGGCCCGCGCGAACTCCCTTGCGATTTCGTCCGCCAGCCAGCTTTCGACATCGAACTGCGCATCGTCCAGCATCGCCTGGCTTGCGGCCGGATTGGCGAACAGCTCGCCGCGCGGCGGCGCGATCTCGTTGAAGGTCGGCGTCGCCGTCTCCGCCCGCGCCCCGGTCTCGCTCGCCCAGCCCGACACGGTGCCGCCGCTCGTCACCAGCTTGCGATAGCCCGCGCTCCCGGTGCGCACGACATTGGCGATGGCGCGGATCGGCGACACGGACTTCAGCGCCGCGTCGATCATCTGGTCGATCTCGCGCGGCACCGCATAGCCACCCGCAGCATCCGTGGCGCCGGAAAAGCTCTTCAGCTCCACCCCGGCCTCCAGCCCCCGCCGCAGGTAACGCTCGACAAAGGCGGTGCGCGCAGGATCGGCGGCAGTGTCAACGCCCTTCACCCCATCCAGCACCGGCCGCTGCGCGACAATGGCCTGACTTTTCATCGCCACAATGTCGGCCTCCAAAGCCGCAATCCGCTCCTCCTGCAGAACAGCGTCAAACGCCCCCTCCAGCCCGTCCGCCTTCACCTCGATCATCTTCGCTTCTCCCGCACACAAAGAAAAAGGCGGCCCCGAAGGACCGCCTGAAAAACCGCAAACCACCGTCACCCCTGCGAAGGCAGGGGTCCCGCTTCCCTTCAAAAGAGCGGGACCCCGGATCACGTCCGGGGTGACGAAACGATAGCCCTTCACCATCACGCAATCGTCATCCCGGACCTGATCCGGGATCCATGAGCGCAAACCTCAAATATTATGGCGGCGCGTTATCCCGCATACATGTACCAGGCCAACCCCTCATCCGGCGCGATCAGGATCATGCCTTCTCCGCCGTTGAATATCTTGTGCCAGTTCCCGGATTGACCGAGCACATGGCGATGATCATTCAACCTCAACCACTGCAATTTTTCTGACGCGCAATTCGATGCGTTATTGGCATAGAGGGTGATGCGCCGCTGATCCGGTCCGACATAGGCATATTGGCCATCCTCGATGCGCAACGGCGTGCGATACCATTCCAGCGGCAGATCATTCCCGCGCCGGAACCGCGCAACGGTCGCGGGCGTGATGCGGTACACGCCAAAGCTGCACCCTTCCCTGAAACCCGCTTCTCCGTCGAAGCCGATGATCTCTGACCACTGTATTTCGGGCGGCAACGCCTGTCTGGGTACACGCCATTGGATGAGAGTGCAGAATCCCAGCGGCAGGCAAAGCAACAGCGCGAGAAGGATCAGGCAACCCTTGAACAGGGTGTCGCCCCTCGTTGCTTCCGCTTCACCGCTATAGGACATTGACGCTTTCCGGAGGTTCCTCCTCCGGGTCGCACAAATAGATGAAGGCATGATTGCCGCTTATCCCTCCACCCCAACCACCCGCGCCAAGGGCTGCATCGGCTGCGCCACCAAACTCACCTCCACCAAATCCAGCGCCGTCAGTTCCCGCGGCCGCTCCCCCTTCGCCTCCCGCACCCGGTATCCGAAGGACAGGCCGTCGATCGCCCCGTCCTTCACCAGCGCCGCGATCATGCGTCCCGCCGCCGTGCGCGCCGACACCCGGCCGACGACCCGCAACCCGCGTTCATCCTCGGCCATATGCTCGATCAGGCCCACCGGCCGGTCCGGCGCATGCTGCCACAGCAGCGGCACCCGCCTGCCCGCGACCGCGCCGAACGCCCCGCGCCGCACCACGTCCCCGCCCCGGTCCACCCGGTCGAATATCGCTGCGTAGCCGGCGAAACGGATGTCCTGCGCGCTACCTCCACCCCGTTCGGGCTGAGCGAAGTCGAAGCCTTCCACCGAACGCAGTGAGGCGTCTTCGCCTCCGCTCAGACGAGGGCTTCGACCTCGCTCAGCCCGAACGGCGTTATTGGTTCCCGCCATCCCCCTCACCCCTTCACCATCGCGAACAACCCCAGCTTCACCGCGATCCCGATCAGCATCAGCGCAAGGCACCCGCGCACCATCCAGCCGATCACCGCGCTGCGCACCGCCTTCTTCGCGTCGCGCCACGCGCGCAGCAATTCGCGCAGTTCGCGCAGATCCCGTTCCGCCTTGGGGTCCGAAAGCCCCAGCCGGTCCAGCGCCCGCGCCGCGCCCAGGTCGCTCGCCTCCTCCACCAGCGCGCGGATCATGATCAGGCTGCTGCCCTCTCCCTCCGCCTGCGCCACCAGCCGCGCCAGCATGTCCGTATCGTTCATTTCACACCTTCACCTTGCAGCGCCTCTCCCTTGGGAGAGGCAGCGAGACTTGATAAGGCGAAGCCAAAGCTAGTCGCAGCGGAGAGGGGTTCGCCCCCGCCAACCCGCGCTACCGGTTTCGCGCACACGTCTTTCCACTATTCTTCCGCCGCGAAATCATGTCCGTCAGCGGACGCCACTTTCGTCCGTCGGTTCCCGCCGCTACACCGGAGCGCATGTCCCCGCTCCGCATCCTGATCCTCGCCGCGCTGCTGCTCGCCAGCACCGCCATCTTCTGGCTCTGGTGGACGGACTGGCTGCTGATCGACGACTGCCTGGACGCGCAGGGCAAATGGGACGCCTCGACCCGCACCTGCCTGATCGACGCAAAGACCTACCGGGTGCCGGGCTGACCGGCCCGACCATTTACCTCCGTTCGCCCTGAGCTTGTCGAAGGGCTGTCCTTTTCTTCAAGAAGGACAAGGCTTCGACAAGCTCAGCCCGAACGGTTTGGCGGGAAGCCCTCACCCAACCCACCCCCGACCCCCAGCATCGCCCGCTTCTCCTCCGCGCTCAGGAAGTCCGCCGCCGCCACCCGCGTCCATTGCGCGTCCCGCTCGTCGGACAGCGCCGCCACCCGGTCGAGGTCCACGCTTAGCGCCACGACGGGCATCCACGGCGCCAGACCCTGCGCAATCCCGCGCAATATCTTCTCCGCCAGCGGCAATATCGTCTGCCGCCACAGCGCCTTGTTCGCCTCGCGATAATTGGCGTAAGCATTGTCGCCGGGCAGGCCCATCAGCATCGGCGGCACGCCGAAGGCCAGCGCGATCTCCCGCGCGGCCGCCGCCTTCAACCCCACAAAATCCATGTCGGCGGGCGACAGGCTGAGCGCCTGCCAGGAAAGCCCGCCCTCCAGCAGCATCGGCCGCCCGGCATTGCCCGCGCCCTGAAACGCCGCCTCCAGTTCCGCCTTCAACCGCGCAAACTGTTCGGCGCTCATCGCCGCCCCGTCCGCGCCGGGATCATGGACCAGAGCGCCCGACGGCCGGGCGGCATTGTCCAGCAACGCCTTGTTCCACACCGTCGCGGCATTGTGGATCGCCACCGCGCCCGCCGCCGCGCCGGTGCAGCCAAGGCCATAATGATCGTCCAGCGGAT